GGGAAAACCTTCAGAAGCAGTACAAAGCCGGTTCCGAGGAGCGGAAGCAAATCGACCGGGAGGTCTATCAGCTTCAAAATGAACTGGTGGCGTCCACCTATCAGGCTTCCCTCGACTGGATCGAGGAGGAGAAATACTACAACCGGCTGAGCACCGAGGAGGAACTGGCCGCCTATGAGCGGATGCAGTCCCGGTATATGGAGGGCAGCGAGGAACGCAAGAAGATCGACCGGGAGGTCTACACCCTTCGCAACCAGCTTGTGGACGAGTCCTATCAGAATTCTATGGACTGGATCGAGAAGGAGAAGAACTACGGCCGAATGAGCCTGGCGGACGAGCTGGCCGCCTATAAGCGTGTTCAGAGCCGGTATGCGGCGGGCAGCAAAGAGCGCGAGGAGATGGACCTGAAGGTCTATCAGCTGGAGCAGAAGATCTATGAGGCCCAGAAGCAGTATATCGCCGACGTCCAGAGCGTTCAGGAGTCCGCCAACCAGAAGCGCATCCAGCTGGAGCAGGAGTATGCCAACAAGGTTCGCTCTGTCAATGAGCAGCTGGAACGGGATATTCAGTCGCTGAATGACCAGTATCAGAACGCGGTGGAATCCCGTACCAACAGTCTCTACCAGTCCTACGGCCTTTTCGATGAAGTTACAAAGAAGGAGACCGTCAGCAGCGATACGCTGATGAAGAACCTGGAGGGGCAGGTGCAGGAGTTCGGCGAATGGCAGGATATTCTGGGCCAGCTCTCCGCCAGGGGGGTTGATGCGGACCTGATTTCCGAACTCCAGGAGATGGGGCCGTCCGCCATCGAAGAGATCCGGGCGCTGAATTCCATGAGCGACGACGAGCTGGAGAAGTACGTCTCCCTCTGGTCCGTTAAGCACGCTCAGGCCCGGGAACAGGCCACCTCAGAGCTGGAAGGCCTCCGCGTGGAAACCCAGGAGCAGATCGCTCAGCTGCGGGCCGACGCGGAAGCGGAGCTGGAGGAGTACCGCATTACCTGGCAGGAGGAATTGTCCCAGTTGGAAGAGGACACAGCCAATCAACTGGCGTCGCTCCGGCAGGAGTTCGCGGAAAACGTGGGCTTGATCAAGAAGGACACCGAGGCCGAGATGCGGGAAATGACCGAGGCGGCCACGAAGATCCTGAAGGAAGCCGGATGGACTGAGACGGGACAGCAGATCCCCGCCGGTCTTGCGGAGGGCGTCTCCCTGTCGAAATCCGCCTTCCTCGACGAACTGACCAGCATGGCGCTGGCCGGCGTAGAGGCGGTCAAGAGCACGCTGAAGATCAATTCTCCTTCTCGGGTCTTCCGGGAGCTGGGCAACTTTACGGGGCTTGGCTTTGTGACGGGACTGGCAGACTACGCGAAGAAGTCCTACGCCGCGGGGGCGAATGTGGCGGAGTACGCCGCAGACGGCCTTTCCAACGCCATGTCCATCGCGGCCGAGCTGCTCAGCGGGGATATGGATGCTCAGCCCACGATCCGGCCGGTGCTTGACCTCTCCGATGTAATGCGCGGGGCGGACGAGCTGAACAGCCTGTTCTATCCCCAGCGGACCATCGGCCTTGCCGGGCAGGCCAGCCTGGCCTTTGCTGAGTCCGGCCGAAGCGGCGGAACGGTGGTCAACGTGGATAACGGCGACATTGTGGAGGAGCTCCGTGCCCTTCGCAGCGAAATGGCGGAGATGACGGAGCGAATGGAACGGATGCGTGTGGTTCTGGACACCGGCACGCTGGTGGGCGAGATGGCAGGACCCATGGACAACGCCCTTGGGCAGAGGGTCACGCGCAGAGGAAGGGGGAACTAAGCTTGTACCATTCGGTTACCTTTGGGGATAAAAACACCTGGGACGACTGGCGGCTGGTTCCCGCCTCCCGCCCCGTGTTCAATCCTCCGGCCCAGAAGGTAAAGACGCTGGAAATACCCGGTGGGGACGGGGTGATCGATTTATCCCAGTCTCTCACCGGGTATCCGGTGTATCAGAACCGGACGGGCTCCATTGAGTTTATCGTGATGAACGACTTTAAGCCCTGGCACATGGCCTATTCCGATATCATGGACTATCTGCACGGCCAGAAGCTGCGGGCGATTTTGGAGGATGACCCGGAGTATTTTTACGAGGGGCGGTTTGTGGTCAACGTCTGGAAGTCGGAAAAGGACTGGTCGCGCATCACCATCGACTATGATGTGGGGCCCTACAAGTGGTCGGTTCTGTCCTCTACGGACGACTGGCTGTGGGACCCCTTCAACTTTCAAAATGGCGTGATCCGGCCGGCTCTGTTCAAGGACATCGCCGTGACTGCTGAAAAGAGGACCATCCGGCTGGAGGCCACGCTCTTTGGGCGGGCTCCGGTGTGTCCGCAGTTCTTTGTGACCAGCTCAGACCAGAGGGGCGTACACATCCGGTTTGTCAACCCAACGCTGGGGCTGGATGAGACGAAGCTGCTCACCGACGGCACCATCCAGTTCCCGGAGTTTGTGTTCTTCGGCGGCCAGGGAGCCACGTTGGAGCTGTGGTGCGACACCGGCACGGGCACGGTCTCGGTGGATTTCAGAGTGGGGAGGCTGTGAGGGATGTATAGCATTTACGCGGACGGCGTGTGCATCTACAATGATGTGTTCTCGTTGGATGACATGAAGGTGGTCAACCCCAAGCTGACGCTGGAGGACAGCGCGGCCGGGTCGCTGGAGATGGCCCTTCCCCACACCAACAAGGCCTACGACAGCATTGTCCGCATGGTCACGGATATTTCCGTGAAGAAAAACGGAGAGGAGATTTGGGCGGGGCGGGCGCTTTCGGAGAGCAAGGACTTCTGGAACAACCGGGTGCTCTACTGTGAGGGGGAACTGGCGTTTTTCAACGACTCCGTTCAGCCTCCGGCGGAGTATGCCGGAAAATCGATTCGGGAGTATCTGGAGCAGCTGATTGCCGTTCACAACTCCAAAGTCGGCGCCAACCGGCAATTTGCCATCGGCGCGGTGACGGTGGTGGACGAGAACTTCCCCACCTACTACACCAATTACGCGAAGACGATGGAGCTGCTCAACGCTCTGGTGGAAACCTACGGAGGCCATCTCCGGGTCCGGAAGGCGGATGGGGTGCGGTATCTGGATTACCTGAAGGAGTACCCTGACACTTGCAGTCAGGTCATCCAGTTCGGGTCCAATCTCATCGACTTCACCCGCAACTGGGATTCCACGGAGTATGCCACCGTGATTATTCCGCTGGGCAGCCGGCTGGACGACAGCCCCATCGAGGCGCTGGACGCCTACCTGACGGTAGAGAGTGTGAACGGCGGCAGCCTCTATGTCCAGTCGGACGAGGCGGTGAAGCACTACGGCTGGATCGCCAAGACAGTCAGCTGGGACGATGTGAGCGACCCGGAGGCGCTTCTGGAAAAGGCCAAGGAGTATCTGGCAGACCTCCAGTTCGACAACCTGGAGCTGGAGCTGAGCGCGCTGGATCTGCACTATCTGGACGTAAACACAGAGGCGGTCAAGCTGTTAGACGAGATCCGGGTCATCTCCCGCCCCCACGGCCTGGACCGGATGTTCCCGGTGACCAAACTGGAGATTCCATTGGATCGCCCGGAGAACACCCGGTTCAAAATGGGGGATTCGGTACAGCTCAGCCTGACCAGCGTGAACAATCAGACCAATGCCGCAGTGCTGGAGAAGATCGAAAACTTGCCCAAGGCCCACTCCATCCTAAAGGAGGCCCAGGAAAACGCTACGCACATCATGAATATGGCTACTACGGGCTATATCACCATCACCCGGGATGAGTACGGCTCGGACACGCTCTACATCTCCAACGTGCGGGACTACACCAAGGCGGACAAGCTGTGGAAGTGGAACATGAACGGCCTTGGGTACTCCAATGATGGAGGCAAGACTTTTGGGCTGGCCATGACCATGGACGGGTCCATCGTGGCCGACTACATCAATACGGGCGTGCTCAATGCCGATGTGATCCGGGCAGGCGTGCTCAAGGACGTCGGCGGGAACTTTTCCCTGGATATGAAAACGGGCACGCTGACCATGAAGAAAGGCTCCATCAACATCGGCGGGAATTTTATCGTGGATGAGCAGGGAAATCTGACCGCACGGCGGGGCACCTTTGCCGGAACGTTGCTGGCCGCCAAGGGCTCCTT